TTGGACGTTCGTATATACCGATACACAGCAACTTTGGAGTAATGCGATGCACGGCGTGGAGAGCTACATTTCGCCCTTCACTGGGTTTTACTTTAGGCTATATAGAGGGGATCCTCTTGTCCTTAAACGGACGATTGGACCTAACTTAATAGACCCTAATGGGACTCAGTGGGGGGGTGAGAAGCTCGACACGTATCGTGCTGCTAGTGTGCACACTGTCCCCGATGAATTCGGGTTTCGTGCACCAACTCCGTACTCAGCCCATAGATGGACTGAGAATCGACCGGTCGTCAATTACAAGTTCTATACTTGGACGCCGTTCGAGTGTATCGGGTTTGTCTGGATAGCCACCCCACCATCGGGCGCTTCATCAAGCCTCCTCAACCAGCTCCAGGCGGAAGCCGAGACGCTGTGTCTAGGGAAGTTTGCACAAGGCTCAGTCGACCTATCTGTCGCGTTCCTAGAACGTCGGCAGACGGCCAATATGGTGACGGATTGGTGTACCAGTACCGTGCGTTTGCTCAAGGACCTAAGAAAAGGCCGGTGGGTTAAAGGTCGGTTACCCGGTTCCAAGAAAGTTTGGAAGTGGGATAAGAACCTACCACGTGGCTGGACTCCGAAGGCCCTCCAGCAATGGAGGAATGGGGAAGCAATTACAAGCTTGCCCAACGCATGGTTAACAACCCGTTATGGAATTGCTCCATCTTTGATGGACATAGCGGGATCAGTCGAGGCGATCTCTAATGCCGACAAAGGCAAATTTGATCGCTATATCGCCACGAACCATTCGCGACGGTTCAAGGTGGAATCCGTGGTTTCCCCGTTTCTGTACAACTACATCGGTACGTACTACGCCATGCCCGTTAAAAGGCACACGACGGAGTTTCGTAAACACGAGGTATCAGTACGGATAGACGCCACGATCGACGAAAGCTTCTATTTAACCCTCCAGGATGTGGGACTGACTAACCCGTTGCTAACGGGCTGGGAAGTTTTGCCATACTCCTTTGTTTTGGATTGGTTTATAGGAGTTGGGGATTTCCTCTCGGCAATTAATGCCTGGAACACCGGCTATAAGTTTAAGTCGGGTTCGTGTACGCGTTACTATGATCTGGAGAAGCGTGAATACGCTGAACCATTGAATGTGAGCGGGTACACCAACACTGTTCTAGAGGCTCCCACCCAACCCTCCCACAAGCTTACTGGGTTCACGCGGACACCGTATTATACGGCACCGGTACCTAGCATAGTTATGAAGAGGGACCCTCTGAATTTCGAGCGTATGTGGGACAGTGTGTTTCTGCTGTCCAACTTACTCGGGAGTAAGAGTCATGCGACAAAGGTCAAAGATAGGATGCGTAATTTACGCATTTGACCCACCGTCTGCGTTTCGCGCAGTCGTAAAATGCTGAGTGCCTCCGGGGCTCAGCTGTGCCTATACAACCGCTGGGTGGCCCATTCGGGCGCCCTTTTACCTTAAATAGACCACTAGGAAGTACCTAAATGGCCGACAATGCACCTCTAGTCATCGATGATGGCGAATCCACTCCAGTCTCGCACACCCTGTCCCCTCGTGGGATCTCGGGTGACACGGCGAAGTATCAAAACTACGCTGTGACTTTTGCAGAGGGCCGGGAGACCGCAACCATCAAGGTTGCGGAACCCAAGGGTCTGTCGAAGACAGAGATTGTCTTACTCGTACCCCGTGTGCTGGACGAAACCATCAACGGCGTTACGGTCTCTCGTGTGGCGGATTACGCTACGGTCCGAGTTACTGCTATCGTTCCCAAAACTTGGGAAGAGCAGGATGCGAAGAACGTACGCGTTATGGGCAGCAATCTGCTGCTTACTGATCCGGTGGCTGACGCCATTGACAAGGGCGAGTTCGTCTGGTAGCAGGGTTCCTCATGTTCCCTGAATTGTTGTACCAGCATCTCGTCCGAATCACCCACAAATTGGCCGGTGCCATCCTGGCTCGGCCCGCAACCCAATGGAGTTTCTCATGGGTAAAACGATTGACCGTTCTGGCCGTTGTACTCCTGTTGACGCAATGGACTTGGTCGTGCGTCTCGCAAAAGCCCTCGGTGTCGACCTCGCATCCTGCGGGGACGGTGCCTTGGATCCTGCGCGAGTTACCCGACTACCCTTCCCGCCTGAAGAAACTTCAGGATCTCAGTTTCGAGATAGCTACCTCGTAAAAGAGGTGGTGCGGAAATATCCAGGTTTTGACCTGGGCGTTGACACCACTGCAGCCGCGTTTAACTCGTTCTTCGAAGACGAGGCTGTAAACGCTTCCACAAACGACCGTCTGCTCTCCTATTCGCCGGAAAACCGGCGCGCGTCACGCATACTTCATGTTGCGGCGTGTAAAGCAATGGAGATACTAGGGCAGTTCTCGTGGGAGAAGTGGTTAGGAGGGTTGAGGTTTGGCCCGGGGGCGACCACTCGACTGGCTCGTAAAGACGCCAGCGTATATGGAAAGCTTTCAGGCACACCCGAAGTAAGCAGGTCTGCGTTGCCTTTGGCCCGTACCGTCATGTCGCTAATGCCCGGGTGGGCATACGGCCATGATTACGATGCGGGAATCAAGGAGGTTACGCTAGCACTATCCGTGTGCGACTATGACCTGTTGAGGTGCGTTCCTAAGAACGCGTGGACTGGTCGGACGATAGGTGTCACGACGGACATGCAAATCTACATGCAGCTTGCCCTAGGGTACTGTATGAGATGCGCAATGTACGACGCAGGCATTAACCTCAATGACCAGACAATCAACCAGCGGATGGCTTATATGGCCTCCATTACAGGTAAGCAGGCGACGGTTGACGCGAAAAGCGCAAGCAACAGCGTTACGTCTGCGTTGGTTTGGAAGTACTTCGGGGATCATCCCCATTCTGAAAAGTGCGACCCGACCTGGTTTCGACTGCTAGAAGTTCTGCGGTCGACACATGCCCTGGTTGATCTTCCTGGTGGCTCGTCCAAGCTGCATGAATATGAACTCTTTTCAGCCATGGGCTGCGGGTTCACGTTCGAAGTTGAGTCCTTAGTTTTCTGGACTCTGGCTTGGGCTGTCTGCCAGGACTTAGGCATCCCCCCAGAAATCTCGGTATATGGCGATGACTTGATCTGCCCCGTAGAAGCGATGCCCCTCCTAACGGAGGTTTATTCGTACTGCGGTTTCCGTTTTAACGCGGATAAGACCTTTGCCAATCCTGTACCGGGGTTCCGTGAGTCGTGTGGGAAACACTATCTCAGGGGTATGGACGTTTCTCCTTTCTACGTGGACACGGAATTGGATTCCGTCTCGTCCATCGTCTTGCTCGCAAACAATATTACCCGTTGGGCCTGTAATGGGCTCGGATCGGGGCACAGGGATGGCAGGCTTCTACCTGTCTGGTCGTGGGTTGTTTCCCACCTTCCAGACTGGGTGTTGCATTGCGGAATTCCCTACGGCGAGTCGGACGACGGCCTCATCATGGATTTCGATGAGGTTGCGCCCAGTGTTGTCTACTCGGAGGGGTGTAAGCGTGGGATGCCCAAAACTTTTATGGGCTACCAATGCAAAACATTCTTCGAGGGGACCCGTGAGATGAAACTCGCGGGAAAACCTGGGTATGTCACTTGGTTATATAACCAAAGTTACACGCGTTTTACTGTACCTCCGCAATCTCCTGTGAAGGAAATGTGCAAGCTATGGTGGTTCGGAGCTTCGCCTGTTAAGGGTGAGCCGGGCTTACACGTGCAGCTACGTTTGGGAGAGGGTAGCGACCTCTTTCGTGCGTTTGACCTAGTGCCTAGTAGAGTGCCTCCTAAGACCAAGAATGGTCTGAAAGTGAGCATTTCGGAGAGGCGTCGAGTTGTGACCAATTGGCCTTACCTCGGGCCGTGGGTGACGGACACTACGCTCATTTCGATGAGCAAGAGTGATGTGCTCCTTGCTGCCGCTTTGGGCAGGGGTACACAAATTGCGCGCTATGGATCGCCGGACTTGACACCCGACGAGCCGTACTCCCCGGAGGGGGAGACCACCGCGTAACTTCCGCCTCGAAATAGGGTCAAGGTGACCCCCCCAGACTCGCCGTGGGATTTTTAGCCACGGCAGCAGAGAATACAGC